AACTGAAGAGGAAAGGGTATATGTATTAGGGGTCATCTGACCCCTCTTTTTTTGTCTAAATACAAGTAGTCTAGTAAACTACCATGGCCTGGAATAACGAAGTCGACACTGCATTAACTAGTGATGATCAAAAAATTGCTGCTCTTGAGAAACGTATAACACAACTTGAAAATGCTATAGCAGGTAAGATTGATAATGATACTTATGATGAGCTTGCTGGTATAGTAAGTACACATACAAATCAGATAATAGGAATCTCTGAGAATCAGACTTCTATTAGTGAAGAAGAAGTTTCTCCACTGGTAATTAATACACTTAAAACTGTTGTTAAAAATGGATTACCAGCAGTATGTGCTAAGTGGGATAAAGAAAATGTTTTGTAAAATCTAAATAAATAAGGAGACCTGCTCTGAACTAATGGCATTTTACGTTAAAAAACCAACAACATTATTTGTTCCAGACGCATCTGTCGGTTGGAAGTATACTTATTATACGGGAAGTGGATGGAGTGAAACTTTTGCTGATAGGCAACAGTATTCTACCAATACTACACCAAATAATTTATGTGCTGATACGGCTGATTTTGACAGTCAATTTTTTGGTGCCACTGTAGGGGAAGATTGATGTTTTGTAAGAATAAGATGAGTCAAGAAGACCGTCAAAAATTTAAACTTAAAATGCTTCATCGTTATGAAGATGCATTAGAGGTAAGACTTGCTGGAATAAAAGCTGCCAAGGAAAAACTTGAGGAGCAAATGAATAGAGATGGCAATTAGAAAACCCCCTGCTGATAGACCAGGAACTCCATTAACTAATAGAAATTTTCTTTCACCTACTGGGTTTAAGTTTTCATTAAAGAGAGCTCCAGCAGTTGCTTTTTTCTGCAATCAAGCTAATATACCAGCATTAGATCTTGGTCTTGCAGTACAACCCACATGGCTAAAGGATATTGATACTCCTGGTGATAAGATTCAATTTGGAGATTTGTCTTTAAGATTTTTAGTTGATGAAGATCTTGTTAATTATATGGAACTTCAACGATGGATTCGTGGATTGGGTTATCCAGAAAATATGGATGAGTTTCGTAAATTAGAAGGTGAAGCAATATTGCCTGGTAACTTTGGTAATGCAGGAGATGACATATATTCTGATGGAACTTTGCAAATATTAAGTAGCAATCTTGTTCCTCAATTTCAGGTAGTGTTTAGTGATCTCTTCCCTTATAGTCTTTCAACTGTTACTTTCGATGCTACAGATACATCTATAGAATACTTTACAGCAGACGTGAGTTTCAAGTATACTATATACAATCTTACTGATATGGAAAACAAAGCTTTATGAGTCTAAGTCTTGAAGCAATTCAAGAGATGTGGGAAAAAGATGCAAAGATAGACAGAGATAATCTACACGAAGAATCATTGAATATCCCTTCTCTTCATGCAAAATATTTTGAATTATATAATACTATATTCCTTCTGAGAAAGAAAGCAGAACAACAAAGGAAGAATATCCGTCATGAACGGTATGAGTATTTTAGTGGGAAAGCAGACCCAGAAGTTTATGTAGATAATCCCTTTCCAAAGAAGATAAGGGATAAGGATACTATGCAGAAGTATTTGGATGCAGATGAAAAATTATCTAACACTTCTCTAAAGATAGATTATTATGATACGATGCTTACATACATTGAAAGCATTCTTAAGGTAATACAGAATAGAACATTTCAGATTAAGAATGCAATTGAGTTTATGAGATTCAATTCTGGATTGGGATGATGGAACATATTTTAATAAAAAATGTATTAAGCAATAAGGAGAGAAAAAAACTTATAAAAGATTCTCAACAATTTCTTATGGATGGAGATGAAATGGGAAAAATGGTTAATAAATCAATTACATGGCCAGGTAAACAAACATTGGAGCATATGTATCTATTACCTTCTTTTGGCCCAATAATTTATCGAATGTTAAATTTAATTAAAGAATCTCTAAAGGAAGATTTAATTGTTACATATGCATGGATAAATTGGACTAATGGTAAAAAAGAAGATCTGTGTTGGCATGATCATCCTTCTTATTATTCTGCCGTTTATTATATGCAAACTTTTCCATTTTTTAGTAATGGAACTTTGTTTGAGGATGGTTTGGTTAAAGCTCCTCAAAATAGTATATTAGTTTTTCCTTCTCGATTACAGCATACTGCTCCTTCATCACCACTTAGATTTGAAAGATATACTATGGCTTTAGAATTAGAAAAATATAATGTATGAAAAAATTACTTTCTGAAAATCTGCCTTATGCGGAATATCATTATCCTTACGCAGAAAAAATAAATCCTCTTTTATTTTCTTTTATATCTTCATTAAAGATAGATATTCCATATAATGGTGGAAAAAAAGATATTCGTAATATTACTCGATGGATTAAAAATGAAAGATTATATGTTCAAAATAAAGAAGTAGAAATAATATCAGAGTGGGTATTTAATATTTTAAGAAGAGATTTTTATTGCCACCCAGGTATTGATCTTCTAGAGTTATGGGGATTAATTTATAAAAATGGTGATAGTCATCATTCCCATTGCCACCCTCCATTTTTATATACTTTTTGTTATTATATAAATTCTCCTAAAGGAGCCTCTCCTTTAGTATTTTCAACCTCTAAAAAGAAATTTAAACCAGAATCAGGAAAATTACTTATTTTTGATGCAAGGTTATTTCACGAAATTCCTATTAATAAAGGAGAATTTAGATGTGTATTATCAGGTAATTTTTTATAATTGACATAAGTTAATAAATACTCATAGATGCATGGGTTAGGTGATTGATACATCAGTCAATCTTGTTATATCTAAAGCAAATGAAGTTTTTTTAAGGATTGATTCAGAACCTCATATTCAATATGAATTAAGAGATCATTTTACTTTTGAAGTTGAGGGTGCAAAGTTTATGCCTCAATATCGAAAGAGAAATTGGAATGGAGAAATCCATCTTTTTGATATGAGAAATAAACGAATCTATGTAGGTTTATTAGATAAGATTATTTCTTTTTGTGAGAGAAATGATTATAGTTACAAGTTTGTAGATAATGAATATTATGGTACTCCTTTTGAGATAAATGAAGGAATATCATATGAAGGTGTCAAAGATTATATGGAGTCTATTTGCAATCATCAACCCAGGAAGTATCAAGTTCAGGGAGTATACGATGCCTTAAGACATAATAGAAAGCTATTGATATCACCCACTGCTTCAGGCAAATCGTTGATGATTTACTCTCTTGTAAGATATTATTGTGCGAAAGAACAAAAAATCCTCTTAGTCGTTCCCACGACATCTCTTGTAGAGCAGATGTATAAAGATTTTTTTGATTATGGTTGGGATGCTGAGTCATACTGTCATCGTATATATGCCGGTAAAGAAATAACCAATGAGTATCCCGTTACTATTACAACCTGGCAATCTGTATATAAATTAGACAGATCCTTTTTTGAAGATTATAACGTAGTCATTGGTGATGAGGCTCACCTATTTAAAAGTAAGTCACTAGTATCTATAATGACAAAATTACATCATGCAAAATATAGATTTGGATTTACGGGGACATTAGATGGTACACAAACACATAAATGGGTACTAGAAGGGTTGTTTGGACCTTCATACAAGGTTACTAAGACTGATGAGTTAATGAGACAAGGATATCTTTCTACATTAGATATTCAATGTCTTGTTCTTAAACATCCTCCACAGAAATTTGAAACTTATCAAGATGAAATAGAATATTTGATTACCCATGAACAAAGAAATAATTTTATAAAAAATTTGACTTTAGATTTAAAAGGTAATACACTGGTGTTATTTGCTAGAGTAGAATCCCATGGAGCTGTACTCTACGAGAAGATAAATAATTCTAAGCGAGATGAGCATAAAGTATTCTTTATCCATGGTGGAGTGAATGTTGATGAAAGAGAATTAGTTAGGGAAATTACAGAAAAGGAGAATCATGCAATCATCGTTGCCTCCTACGGAACATTTTCCACTGGTATTAATATTCGCAATCTCCACAACATTATTTTTGCCTCTCCATCAAAATCGAGGATTAGAAATCTTCAAAGCATTGGACGAGTACTTAGAAAAGGAGATAACAAAGTAAAGGCTATTCTTTATGATATCTCAGATGATTGCACTCACAAGTCAAGAAAAAACTACACCCTTAATCATTTTATTGAAAGAATTAAAATTTATAATGAAGAAAATTTTAATTATGAAATAATCAGCATACAATTAAAAGGAAAATAAATTATGTCCATAGAAGATGATTTTTACGCAACATTAAAACTTAAATCTGGTGAAGAAATATTTGCAAAGGTTGCCGCCTCAGAAGAAGAAGATAGAACAATGTTATTAATTCATCATCCGGTCGTTATATCAGCCATTAAAGCAAAAGTAGGAACTATTGGATATAAAGTAGAACCATGGTTAAAAACAACTATGGAAGATATGTTTATCATTAATATGGATAATATTTTAACTTTATCAGAATCATCGGATGCAGAAATGATTATGATGTATCAAGATTATGTACGTTCATCAGATAAAACCATTAATCATCATTCTCAGCTTAATAGAAGAATGGGATATCTAGGAACTGTTAATGATACTAAAAAGCAATTAGAAAAGATCTTTAAAGAAAGCCCTAAAAATACTTCAAGCTAATCCTTTTTCTCAACCTCCACAAAGGTATTCTACTTGGTTTTTAGAACTTGTCAACTCTAGGTAGAAATGTTATACTATCTACATATTAGTGATAAGGACTTATGGGAATATCGCCGGGTATGACTAAAAGAAAGAGGTCTGAACATTATGTTAATAACAAAGAATTTTTTGCTGCTCTTATTAAATATCGGGAAGATTGTGAAATTGCTAAGTTAAATGATAAACCCAAACCAGTTATACCAAGGTATATTGGGGAGTGTTTTTTAAAGATAGCAAATCATTTATCTTTTAAACCAAACTTTGTTAACTACATGTTCAAGGAGGACATGATTTCTGATGGAATCGAAAATTGCGTTCAGTACATACATAATTTTAATCCTGAGAAATCCCAAAATCCTTTTGCTTACTTTACGCAAATTATACATTACGCATTTCTCCGCAGAATACAAAGAGAAAAACGTCAATTAGAAATTAAGAATAAGATTATTGAAAGATCTGGATATCAAGAGGTCTTCGATGATAATAATACTATTGACGGAAGTAATTACTCAGATTATAATCAAATCAAAGACGCTGTGCATTCCAAGCTACGTAACTGATGAAGGTTAATCATGATGCAGAAGTTGTTATTGGTGAATACCAATTTGCTGATAGGGTAAAAGAACAAGTTCTTTCTTTATTAAAAGTTTGTAATACTATTCCTCAGAGTGATAGTAATGTGAAAGCAGCTCTTCATACGGAATGGGATTGGGAACCAGATAATATTACATTTAGAAATTTAAAGTCTTATATAAGAGAAGAGATTGAGAAGGTATATAGACCAGGTGCTACATCTGGTGGTTCAAGAATCCTTATAAAATGTAGGGATTTTTGGGCAAATGTTTATGAGAAGGGTGATTATGCACAATCTCATGATCATAAACCACATGATTTTAGTTTTGCATATTTTGTGAAATCAAAATGGTATCATTCACCTCTTGTTTTTACTAATAGCGGAAAAAGAATACGTCCTAAAGAAGGAAGATATATTATTTTTCCAGGGTATTTAAAACATCATGTTCCTAAGAATAGATATAAGGATACTCGTATAACCCTATCAGGTAATTTAACACTAAACAGATGAAGATAGCAATAATTACCGATCAGCACTTTGGTGCTCGAAAGAATTCAAAACTCTTTCATGATTATTTTTTGAAATTTTATAATGATATCTTTTTTCCTACTTTAGAAAAGGAAGGGATTACTACGGTTGTTGATATGGGAGATACGTTTGACAATCGAACAGGTATTAATTTTAATGCATTAGCATGGGCCAAGGATAATTATTATGATCGTCTGCGAGATATGGGGTGTATGGTTCATACCATAGTGGGGAATCATACAGCATATTATAAAAATACAAATAGTATTAATGCAGTAGATTTGTTACTGAGAGAATATGATAATGTTATAGTATATGCAGAAACACAAGAGGCAACTGTAGGTGATTTAAAGGTACTTATGGTTCCTTGGATTAATCAGGAGAATCAAAATAGTACTTTTAAAACAATTAAAAAGAGTACGTGTGATGTTGTTATGGGTCACCTTGAGTTAAATGGTTTTAAAGCCACTCAAGGACATATGATGGAGCACGGTTTGGAGACTAATATTTTTGATAGATTTGAACGTGTTTATTCGGGACATTATCATTGTAGATCTGTTCAAGAACCTGTTTATTACTTGGGTAATCCTTATGAGATGTTTTGGGGTGATGTAAATGATACAGATCGTGGATTTCATATCTTTGATACGGAAATCTTAGAACATACTCCCATCAATAATCCATATAGACTTTATCGTATCATTTATTATGAAGATACTCCTTATCAGACTTTTGATACTAGAGAGTATGAGAATAAGATTGTAAAGATTATTGTTCGACAGAAATCTGATGTTTCACAATTTGAACAGTTTGTTGAAAAGTTATATGCTTCTAATGTAGCAGAACTTAAAATAGTAGAGAATTTTTCTATTCAAGAGTCTCAGGATTTTGAAGCATTTGAATCGGAAGATACTATGTCAATTCTTAATCGATATATTGAGGAGGCTGAAATTAATCTAGATAAATCTAGAGTTCAGAAAGTTCTTCAAGATGTGTATCAAGAGGCATGTGAACTGATATAATGTATATCTTAACTATTCATGGTAAAGAAAATGATGGTGCATATTCAGTTCAGGATGATGATGGAGAACATATCCTTTATCTTTTTGAGAATGAAGATGATGCCATGAGGTATGCTATGATGTTAGAAGATAGTGGAAGTCCAGAAATGCATGTTATTGAAGTTGAAGATGAGATTATGATAAAAACTTGTGAAGCGCATGATTATCAGTACACTGTTATAACTCCAAATGATATTGTAGTACCTCCGGAGATTGGCCACGGATTGTCATGATAATTTTTGAAAAGATTCGGTGGAAGAATTTTCTTTCAACTGGTAATCAATTTATTAAAATTAACTTTAAGACTACAGATGAGGCACGATTTGCCAAGAATTCTACAACTCTTATTGTAGGAACAAATGGTGCTGGTAAGAGTACGATTTTGGATGCATTAACTTTTAGTTTGTTTAATAAACCCTTTCGTAAGATTAGTAAACCACAGTTAATAAATTCTACTAATGAAAAAGATTGTATGGTTGAAGTTGAGTTTTCTATAGGTCCAACTCAATGGAAAGTTATAAGAGGAATAAAACCAAATAAGTTTGAGATATGGAGAGATGGTAATCTGATGGATCAGGCTGCTTCTGCTGTGGACCAGCAGAAGTGGTTAGAACAGAATGTTCTAAAGATGAACTATAAGTCTTTTACGCAGATAGTTATTTTAGGTTCTAGTACATTTGTGCCATTTATGCAGTTGACTGCGGCACATAGAAGGGAAGTTATTGAGGATCTTTTAGACATTAAAATTTTCTCTTCTATGAATAATATTATTAAAGAGAAGGTTAGAGAACTGAGAGAAGAAATAAAAACTTTAAATTTAAAAAGGGAATCTCTTACCGATAAAGTTAATATGCAAAAGGAGTTTATTGAAGAGATAGAATTGCGTGGTAAAAAAAGAATAGAGAAGAGTAAGGATAAAATTACTAATCTTTTAGAAGAATCAGATCGTTATAGACTAGAAAATGATCAGACAGAAATAAAAGTGGATACTCTAACAAAGGAACAGGAAGAAGTAACAGGTGCTACAGAAAAATTACGTACTTTTGGTGATTTAAGAGGTAAGATTTCTAATAAGGTATCGACCATTACTAAAGAGCATAAGTTCTTTACGGACAATGTAACATGCCCTACATGCACTCAACCAATCGAGGAAGAGTTCAGAATAAATAAAATTACCGACGCTCAATCTAAAGTAAATGAGTTGCAATCTGGTTATAAAGAACTAGAACAGGCAATTAAAAACGAGGAAGAGCGAGAGCGTCATTTCACTACCCTATCGAAGGAGATTACTACACTAACGCATGGCATTTCTAAAAATAATACTCAAATCGCTGGATGTCAACGACAAATCAGAGATCTGGAATCGGAAATTCAAACAATTGCCGATCAACTTGCAAACAGAAATACTGAGCATGACAAGTTAACCACCTTCAAGGACAACTTAAAAACTACATACGACAAACTATCTTCACGGAAGGACACCATAAACTATTACGATTTTTCGTATGGTTTGCTTAAAGACGGTGGAGTTAAATCTAAAATCATAAAGAAGTATCTACCGCTGATAAATCAGCAAGTTAACCGTTATCTTCAGATGATGGACTTCTACATCAACTTCACACTTGATGAGGAATTTAACGAAACCGTTCAGTCCCCAATACATGAAGATTTTTCTTATGCTTCTTTCAGCGAGGGAGAGAAGATGAGAATCGATTTAGCACTCTTGTTTACTTGGAGAGAAGTAGCAAGGATGAAGAATTCTGTTAATACTAATCTTCTTATCATGGATGAGGTGTTTGATAGTTCATTAGATGGAATGGGAACGGAAGAATTCCTTAAAATTATTCGTTTTGTAATTAAGGATATTAATGTGTTTGTCATATCTCATAAACCTGATATGCATGATAAGTTTGAGAGTATGATAAGATTTGAGAAGGTTAAGGGATTTAGTAGGATGGTGGAATAATGCCTAGTTTTCGTCATGAACCTAGTGACACAAGATTCTTTTTTGTTCATATACCCAGAACTGCAGGAAGATATGTTGAGGCAAATATTTTAGGTAATGATAATCAAATTGTATGGGATGATGATTGGGAAGGGTTGGGAATAGGTCGTAATGTAATGAACATGTATAAGAAAGTGGAGTTAGCACACTTTCATAAGGAGTACTATGAACAGTACTTGGATGTGGATGATATTCCTCATTTTTCAATTGTTAGAAATCCTTTTGATAGGTTTATTGGTGCGTCGATATATTTAAAAAGATTTTATGGAAATGATATTCAGGAGTTGATGGAAAATGAGACTATGTTTTTTCAGATGTTGAATATGCCTTTGACTGGTGCTGTAAATTGGTATAGACCACAAGTTGATTTTATGACTGAGAAGACTCATATCTGGAAGATGGAGGATGGGATGGGAGAGAACTTCTTCAGTTGGCTAAGTGGCATAGTGGGTCTTGATTTGAAGTGGGATCCTGATATAATGTATCCGATGCACTCAGATGAGGGCAACAAACTGGAGAAAACGGATAAACTTATAGATAATCTTAGAATCCTTTACAGGAAAGACATTGAAACATTCTATCCCGAATTGGCAGCATAATTCTGGGAAACTGCCTAAACGAAAACTTAAACCCCAGGCATTACGTCAAGCAAAGGCAAGACGACGAGCACTCGTGAGAAAACTCAAGGGTGCTTTTTTTAATTGTATAAATAAATTAGTTTTGTCAAGAATTAAGATGACCGCACTGATTGATCCCCAAAAATATAGTGAGACTGTTGACCTATTAAGGTCATTTTTTTTGTCTAAAAATTTTCTTGAAGTCCACACACAGAATCGTTTAAGCATCCTTGCTGCATGTGAAGATCCAGAAACTGTAGCAACCTATGAATACAATGGTCAGATTTGGCCACTACCACAGACCGGACAAATGTGGTTGGAATATGAACTCCTTTCTAATCCTTCAGCAGAAGGATTTTTTTGTGTTTCAACTTCATATAGGGCAGAACCAAACCCTGTAGAAGGAAGACATGAGACTATCTTCCCCATGTTTGAGTTTGAAATGAAGGGAGGGGTAAAGGAACTAGAAGAGATGGAAGTTGAGTTGTGCGAATGGTTAGGAATACCATTGGATACAGTTAAGATTAAAAAATATGATGAATGGTCAGATGAATATAAGGTACGTGAGTTGGATCATGGACATGAGTCTGCTATTGGTCGTGGTATGATTACTCATTTCCCTGAGTGGACATCACCTTTCTGGAACATGGCAAGAAACAATGATGGTACTAGTAAGAAGATTGATGTTATACTAGGTGGTATGGAAACTATCGGTAGTGCTGAACGTAGTACTGATAAGGAACAAATGCGTAACACGTTCCATACTATTTCTGATGGACAATATGCTGAACTACTCTACAAATTATTTGGTAAGGAAAGAGTTGAGAAGGAACTTGAAAAATTCCTTGAATTTGACTTTTTCCCTAGAAGTGGTGGAGGGATAGGAATGCAACGTCTAATGACAGCCCTTTCATAGGGCTTCCATTGTGAGGTGACGAAATTGGTAAACGTGTCAGTCTGTTTAACTGATGTTCCTGGCGGGACTTGTAGGTTCGACTCCTACCCTCACAGTTTAAAAACAATATTTAGGTATCTGGATGAAACAAAAACCAAAACCTGTTAAATCATTTAATGGTATTAGTGTTGCTTTATTGCGTGGATCACTGGGTCATCATTATATGAAGGATTGGACAGAAGAACAAATAAAAGAATATAAAGATTGGGTAAGTATAAACTCGTAGGCATTTATTTTTGTAAAACCGAACAGGTTTTGTGTTGATTTTCTGACTAAATAATAATAGAATTGGAGAACAAGATGTAACCAAACCTTCCTTGGTTATGGTGTTCAATGTACAAAATGGAGGTCATCAATGCACAATCTAGTATCCTATAATCAATTAGCCGGTTGGAAAGGTAAAGTAAACGATATAGTTCAAGAAGATCACGAATCGGCGATAAATGATTATTTTCAGTGCCTCACCGAGTGTGATGACAATGCGAATGTCTGTAGACGTATCTGTAAGGAGGTTCTAGTCTAACAATTCGACCAATTAAATATCTGTCACAACGTCCTCCCATTGGGGGACGTTTTTTTGTATAGTAGGTTCATACAAAAGAAAATTAATGGCAGTTCAGCAAGAAATCAAGTCACAACTAGCAAAGTTGCTTGCTACTGAGGATATTATAGTAGAGCATAAAAAGGTTGAGCAAGCTTCCTTTAATCCTTGGACTAGGGTTTTGGTTTTGCCTTTGTGGGAAAAGGCTAGTAATGATGTATATGATATGATGGTGGGTCATGAAGTGGGGCATGCCCTTTTTACTCCTACTGATGAATGGTGGAAAGAAAAAAATATTTCTAAGTCATGTGTTAATGTGGTTGAGGATGCTCGTATAGAGAAGTTGATGAAACGTAAATATATGGGTATTGCTAAAAGTTTTTATCGAGGATATAATGAACTTCAAGAGCAAGATTATTTTGAAATAAATGGAAGAGATCTTAGTACTTACGGTCTTATTGATCGTGTTAATCTCTACTTTAAGATTGGTTCGCAGCTCGATGTGGTTTTTTCGGCTGCTGAAAAACAGATTGTCTCTTTAATTAAAAATGCCGAAACGTTTGAAGACACCTTATCCGCAGCAGAAGCGTTACATACTTTCTGCCAGCAGGAGCAACAAGAATCCAAAGAAAACAAAGAGAAAGCTCAACAAGATTTTCTCCAAGACCTTAAAGATTCTGGGGATCTTGACGTTGACAGTACTCCTGATAGTGAGCCTCCCATTTCTGACCTTGATGGCAGTTCTTCTATGGAAGATAGGAGCAGTGCTCTTGATAGCACTTCTGGGATGGATGATTTTGATCCTATTGTAGAAACTGCTCGGGCATTAGAAAATAATATTCAAAATCAATTAATAAATCCACATGGTGATGAGAATGTTTATATTGAGATCCCTGATGTTAATTTAGATAATATAGTTGTTAGTAATCAAAGGGTTCATGAAGAGATTGATACTTCTTTTTCTGAGCAATCCTCTGAGATTGAATCTAGAATAGGAAGACCCATAGATCTTTATGAAGACGCAGACCAAGAATTTTATAAGTTTAAAAGAGATGCCCAAAAAGAAGTTAGTTACCTTGTCAAAGAATTTGAGTGCAAAAAAGCAGCTACTGCTTATGCTCGTAGTGCTACTAGTCGCACAGGGGTTCTCGATACAACTAAGCTTCAGACCTATAAATTCAATGAAGATATATTTAAGAGAGTTACTGTCCTTCCTGATGGGAAAAACCATGGATTAGTTTTTATTCTAGACTGGTCTGGTTCTATGCAACATTTGATGACCGATGCTGTTAAGCAACTTTATAATTTGATTTGGTTTTGTAGGAAAACATCCATTCCATTTGAGGTCTATGCTTTTACTAATGAATGGGATAGCCGTGAAGTTCCTAAGATTAAGTATGAAAAGACGGAGGGAGTATTTAAGATTGATGACCATTTCAATTTAATGAATATTCTTACTAGCAACGTTAATGCTAAAACTTTAGAGAAACAAATGATTAATATTTGGCGTTTGTCTCTTTCTTTTAGGAAGCAGATGTATTATACTTATCCCCAACGTTTAATTCTTTCAGGAACTCCTTTAAATGAATCATTGATTTGTTTGCATAAAATTCTTCCTCAGTTTCAGAAAAATAATAAATTAGAGAAAGTTCAATGTATTATATTGACGGATGGTGAAGCAGATATACTTCCTTATCATGTTATGGTACAACGTAATTGGGAATCAAATCCTTATCTAGGATGTAGGAAGATTAATCCTAATAAATGTTTAGTACGAGATAGAAAATTAGGGAAGACTTATAAATTTGGATGGTATTGGCATACATTTACAGATGTAATCCTTCAAAATTTAAAAGATAGATTTCCTTTTACAAATTTTATTGGTATTCGTGTTTTAGTTCCTCGTGATGCTAAGTCTTTTATTAGAATGTATGGGAATGATCAGGTAGTCCAAAGGGATTGGAGAAAGAGTAGGAGTTTTAATATTAAAAATTCTGGATATGATGCTTATTTTGGATTATCCTCTACAATACTTTCTCAAGATACTGAGTTTTATGTTGATGATGATGCAACTAAGGCTGAGATTAAAAGGGCATTTGTTAAATCTCTTAAGACTAAAAAACTAAATAAGAAAGTCCTTGGAGAATTTGTAGAGTTGGTAGCATGAGTAAGATCGTGCCTTGGGATGATTCTAATTGGAGAGAAGAATTTAAATCTTCTAGAAATCTTTCTAAACTTCAACTAGAAATATTGGCAAATGGTCCTAAAAGTCTTGCTCAGTCATGGCTGCTTGGTGCGATGCATGGTCAGTGGAGAGAGATGAAAGGATATAAGTATCCTGAACCACCTGATTGTCAATCTTCTATGGAAGAATTTAATCAAAGTGTAAAAAAGTATTTTAAAGAATGAAAAAATATGGAAATTGAAGTTATAGATAATTTTTTGCCATCTAAAGAGGCTGATAATATTGAAAAAGTATTATCTAGTGGAAAGGTTGAGTGGTATTTTGGTAATGATTTGAATTATCAGGTAT